ATTGGTTTTGCAGGAAGCATTATTCAGATCCCTCTGGTAATTCGGCTGGCTTCGTCCATAGGCAGCTTGCTACTCAAAGATTTTAAAAATCCTTTAGCTGGGCCAGCTAATAATTTACCTATAAATAATGTTTCGGCAACTCCAAAAACAGTGTCAATAGTTGGCATTATATAGTCAGTGGGCTTCTCTGCCTTTTTATAACCACTAATACCTTTGTCAATAGCGTAAGCTCCACCTACACCTATTACATCTAAAAGCCCAGCCCCAAACAAAGGAGATGATGGGCCACCAAGAAATTTTTCTGTAAGTTCTCTGGATCTCCTTGGATCCATGCCACGATTAGCAAGCTCTTCTGACACTGCAGTTACATGGCGTTGTCGCATGGTGTCTTCTGTATTTGTTAGCTGTCCACGTTGCGCTAGTTCATTGGCGGCAGCAATCGTTGGAATATTAAGCTCACCACTTGAGCGAAAAGGTTCCTGCAGTGCACCATAATCGCCTTTGAAATCGTCAGCCATTAAACTTCCCCTGCAGATAACTCTCGTGCAAGTATATTTAACGTCTCCTGAAAACCTTTATCAAGTTCTTTTGCGGCCTTGGCAAACTTCTTTGGGCTGATGTCTTTTGTGCTCAATCCTCTGCGCTCAAGAAAACTCTTGGCTGCACGGATCTCTGCGTTTGCTACTTTTTTAATTGATGCCTTGGCCATTATTCACCATGCCTTACACGACCAATATCGTGCCTTTGTTTTTGGCCCAGGGTTATCGCAGTTGTGGCGAGCACGAAAACTCTTGCGATTGGAGGTTTGAGCTTTTTTAATCTTCATGTTTGGATCACCGAATGTTACACGCTTTACACGGTCACCGTCCATAACATAGACAACGGATTTCTTTTTGCCGTGGCTGGTTTCGCCCTTGGCAATGCGCCTTGGCTTGTTGAGGGAGACCTTACGTCCTTTGAATGTCGCCAACCTCATCCTCCTCAATAACCTGTTCGCCTGAGCAACAAGGCGAGATATTTACTCCACACCTCACACACTGCTTGTGCCCATGAACTTCTACAATTTGTTGGGCAGATGAACAATATGGGCAGTGTATCTCTTCAAGCATTATGCTTTCGCAACCTTCTTAGCTCTGTCAGATAGATCTTTCATGTGAACTAAAAATTTGCTTGAGGCCGTGTGCGTCTTGCCAGACATCACCTTGCCTTTGGCATCTTTGTGAGTAGCACCCTTGTGCTCCTTGCCGTCTTTAAAATAATGCTTCACACCTTTAGCCATTGCCTTTACCTTTCTTCTTCTTCTTCTCAGAGGCTTCAATATTTTTAAATACACCTTTGTCTGGCGCACCTTTGGCTCCCTTCTTACGCATTTTCTCACCAGAGCCAGCGGCTATTCGTTTCTTCTTTGCAGCTATATTTGCATATAATCCAGGGCGTTTTGCCATTTACTTCTTGCCTTTCTTTTTATAACCAGCAGCATAAATGGCTCGACCTTGACGCTCTGCAGCCTCTTTGGTCTTGTAAGTCTTTCCAGACTTGCCCCACTTATATCCACCTTTGACCTTTTGGACAGGCATTAGTATCTGTCTTCGACTTTCGGGCCACCGTGACCAAGCAAGTCATCCATCATTGACTTCATGTCACCGCCATCATGCATCTTGATAACTTTGACTTTCATGCCTTCGTCTTCATGCATTTCTTCTTCTTCCTCTTCTTCACCAATGCCATATTCCATTTGGTGACAGATCATAAGAAAGTTTACGAGCTGGTCATCAGAAAGTTCAACGCCTTCTGTGTCGTGGGCAAAGCCCATCTTCTCCATGAAAAGCTCTGCGTTGTCTTCCATGTTCTCTACATTAATTTCAGCCATTAGCGTTGTCCTCTCATCATTGCTATTTCTTGGTCAGTCATTGCACCTTGTTGTGGAGGAAGTGCGCCCATTGCATCCATGACACGTTGTGAACCAGTTTGAGGTGCACCGCTACCCATTCTTGAACGGATAGCTTCAATTTGTTGCTGGAGGTATTGAGCTTTAGCTTGCTCGCCTTGCATCTCTTGAGGTTGTTGCATCTGCCCTCTCATCATTTCCATTTCTTTATCAGAGGTTGAGCCTGATCCAACTGGCCCTTGTTGTGGAGGAAGTGCCCCGAAGTTTTGAGGTTGGACTGGTTGCATCTGTTGCATAATTTCCATTTGCATCCGCACCGCTTCAGGAGTCATTGCCCCAGACTGAATATCTTGCAACATCTGTTGGTATACTTGCATCTCTTGATCAGAGGTTGAGCCTGATCCAACTGGTCTTTGGTCTGGTGTCATAGCTTGTTGCATAGCTTGAAACTCTTGATCAGTGGTTGAGCCACTGCCAACATTTTGTTGGCGCATTATCTCATTTATTGTCGCTAGTTCTTCTGGTGTAAACTCAGCCATCTTTCTGGATCTCCATTATTTGTTTCTGTCGTTCTAGTTCAAGGTCAGCCTGAAGTTTCTGGTTCTTTGCCTGTAAGTCTGCCTGAACCTTTGCTGAAGCTATCTGCATATCATTCTTTGCCTTGGCTTTATCAATCTCAATACTTGTCTTTGCCTTGGCCTGAGTTGCTTGGATGTCTGCCTGAGTTCGAGCCTGTAAAGCTTCAGATTCCATCTTAGCTAACTGCTGTGCATATTGTAGTGGATTGTTATCGCCTTGGCCCTCTGGAATCAGGCCACGAATTTCTTGCATGATTGGTGCTTGCTGGACAACTTGTGCAGCTCGCTGGCTGATCGTTAAGTCTAGCTGTGGATCGATCTCTTCAAACTTAAATTTAGGATTTCTCAAGTCAGGAAGCTCTGGCAACCCAACTCCAATGCTTGCTTGCATACGACTGCGATATAGCAGGGCAACGTGTTCAGCAATGTGAGCAATTAATGCTGGCTGCACAGCTTGCACCATTGGCGAACCGCCAAGTGACGGATCAGCAAGAAACTGAGTGTGAACCGCAATGTGAGATTCGTGGTCTTGGTCTGAGAAAGCTTTGATCCCTCTGCCATACATAACGCCCATGTTCTCATCAATGGGGTCAAGCCTCACAGCCTCTTCAGGCTTTTCAAGGATCTCATCAATGTTGGGGACACGGATTGCCTCATACATTCTTTTGTAGGCTTCATACTTGTCGTGAAGTTCAGGAGCCGACTGCGCCATCTGAAGAATGGCTTGGGCCTGAGCAATACGTTGAGCTGTAGAGAAAATGTTTGGATCACTGACTGGGACAACATCAATGCGCTTATTAAAGTCAGCAGCATTAATAGTTTGGCTTGCGCCTGTAACTGAAAAGTCAAATGACTCAGGGAGGTTCTCTGCATTTAACTTAGCGAGAAGCTTGAACTCTTGGCCCTGAGCATAATGCAGACGCTTGTGAATTGCTGAGAATGATTTGCTTCCCTGTTCAATCAGGGCAACTGTCGAACCAACTGGTGCGTTGGGATTAACGTCACCAACATTTAAGTCTGCAGTCGATGCAAACCTCTGGCCAATCTCTGCCATGTATCCAAGCATCTGGAACAGAACTGCAGATGGCTCTTTGAATGGCAGAGGCATGACAGCTTTCTTAACGTCATCGACTGTTGCATCTAGGTCAATAAATTCCCCTGGGCTGACATCAATCTCACCACCAGAGACACGACCCTTCAGCTTGAAGCCACCCTGCATATTTGCAAACGCAGCAGAATCAAGCAGTGCACGAAGAGCACCTGTCGATGCTTTGCCAAGGCCACCAATAATGTGATAGAGGCCAAAGCCATAGAACCCAAGACCAGGGAGGAATTTGTAACTGACAAACCAGTCGCGTCTTAGTTTCTTTTCATCGTCCTCTGACCAGTTACGACGAACACTAATTACTTTCTCAGCATCGTAATCAATCGTGATGACATAAGGAAGAGCAACTGTATTCTCGTTTTCATCTTCATCATCTAAATTACTAGCGCCATCAATGCCCTCAAAACTTTCGTAAACATGCATCTCCAGCAAGTTCATTACTTCATCTTCAGCATCATCTCCATAGGCATCAACACCTTCGATCTCAGCTGAGACATCATCTGACAAGTCACTGCCGCCACCAGAATAATCGACAGGTATATACCAACCAGATTGTACATACCTATTATAATCGTTCTTTGGTATCCGTATAACTTGAGTGTATCGTGGAGAGGTGTAGAGGTCTTTGCTTTCGGGCGCGACAATAAAGTCTTCAGCCTTAACGAATTGCGAACACTGTCTATCTAGATTTGCATCCCACCAAACCTTCTTAAATGTCTGGCCAACTAATGGTAAGTGAAAGAGCATCTGATCTAAGTCAGGAAAGTATTCGGGCATCTCCTGAGTGATCTGGTAATTCATGTAGTCACGGACACGACGGGCTTGGTCTTCTGTCTCTTCGTCTGATTCGCCAATGATGGTTGTCTTGACTGGGCCGCCAGCTGGATAAAGTTCAGCGATTGCACGAGCATTGAATTGAGTTGCAGCTTCTGCAATCAACGGATGGACAACAACACTCAGGCCACGAGAGGCACGAGCATCTTCAGCTTCATTCATGCCACCGTCTGGGTCTAAAGTTTTTAGGCCACTCTTGTAACGCTCTTCCCACTCAGATCTTGCACTCTTGTCTGTGTTGAAGTTACCGATTAATTGAGAGGCAATAGCATTCAACTCTTTCTCATCAATGACTTCAGCTAAGTTTGAATCAAACTCATTGTCTGGCTCATCAACTACATCAGAATTTGGATCTCCAATTAAAACTTCATCATCACCAAACTGCTCAACCTCAAGGCTGTCGATGGGAGCGCCTTCAGCAAATGGAACATCAACAACAGGAACTGGAGATCTAGCCATACATACTTATCCTTCTTTTCGGTTCTTGTTCATCATCCTCATAATCTGAAGAATGAGTTACAAACCAGCCTTTGCGTAACCTTAACCAAGCTTGAGTACAGGTATCAACTATATCGTCATTATCCCCTGCAGGAAAGGCTGCACAAATGTCTATTAGATTATTAGCCCATTTTTTATTTGCAGGAAAGTAAATTCTTCCGTCTTCGAGTAAAGCTGATGATGCATGGGCACGAGCCTCCTTGTCTCTGTCAGGCGAATACTCAAGGACAGGGATGCCAGCCATACGCAAATCCTGAAGCAGACTCTGGCCAGAAGCCTTCTTTTCAATCAATACCGCATCAGGTTCGTACTCATAATATGACTCTTGAGCTATACGACGAAGCTCTGGATAGGTGACACGATCATACCACATATCTAATACTATAGCATTTATTTGTCCGTCTTTTTTAAACACTCCCCATGTGGTTCGCGCCGAATAAGAACTTTTTTCTTTTGTGCTGAATGCTGTGTCCCATGACTGAATGATATATTCGATGTCTGGCAGAGTTTCCTTCTCCCAAGGAACCCACCACTCAGCTCTTAGAATTCCACCGCCCTTTGGCATGGGTCTCTGTTGCAATTGTCCAGCGGATGCATAACTGCCAAGCGACTTCTCTAAGCTTGACAACGTATTATCATCTACTCTCTCTGGCCAAAGAAGTTCATCTTCTTCTGTTCTTGGGTCTGTAAAATAAAGGCTAGACCTTACTGGTGTCGGATGGCCAATCTCATAACGAGCAGGAAGGCACAGGTGATCCCAGTCCTCGTGTTCGTTTGCTAATATGTGCCCAGTCAAATCATTTTCGTGGACACGCTGCATAATAATAATGAATGCACCTGTCTTTGGATCGTTGAGGCGAGACTGCATTGCCTGATCCCA